TGCCTTCGCGTGAGGCCGCTACAAGGGCGTTCTCATCGCCATCGTCTATGACATCCTCGAATCCAGCGAGGTTTGTGGCGGCGTCAGATAGCTCTCCAACACCCTCTCCAGCAGAGACAAAGGTGTTACCGAACCCACGAGCAATAGCTTTACCGAACTCAAAGGTCTGACCACCAACCGTGCGCTCATCTGCAACCGGATCTTCCTGCGCGGCGACTTGATTCAGCGCCTCGTCAGGAAACTCCTGAGCAAAGATCCGATCTAGATCCGCATCTGTAGGCGGCGTATCACCAGTAAGCTTTAGCTTCCGCCCTTTAGGATCGGTAACCAGATATGTAGGCATTTACTCTGTTACTCGCTCTACTTGATACTTGTTCTTGGGATCGCCAAGCTTGCCTACCATCTCACTAAGCATTGGAATACCGCCCTCGACATCGTTCTGTAATAGGAAGGCAGATCCCTGCTTAATTAACTGATCAATCAATGCCGCTTTGGTTTCTAGCGATTCACCCGGAGATAGAAGATCATCGGCGGCAGCCGTGGCATAGTTGGCAAGCGCCCTTCTGTTCAATGATTCACGATCATCCTCTTCCTTCCTCTGCTTGTAGGCATCGAACAAGAACGTTCTTAGATCTTTCTCCATGTTGAGAACAACGCTTTCTGCCTTCTGCTGGCTTATGTTGTAGTCTTTCAGGCCAGCGATCCTGACTTTCTGCGCTTCAACCTCGCGCCTCTGCTTGTCTATCTCAGAGGCAAACGCTGCGTCCATCTCTGATTTCTTCAAGCCCATTCTGGCTGCACGATCCTTAGCTTCAACTGCACGTTTCTGCGCGTTGGATGCCGCAACAACCTTGCCTGCTTCAGACAGTCCTTCACCCAGCTTGCCACGAGCAATACCTGCGCCCAAGGCAATCAACGCCTGACTGCCGCGCTCACTCTTGATATCTGCTAGCTGCTTCTGAGTCTCTGCTTCGTACTCATCTACCAAGGCTTTATACGACAGCGTTGGACGCTCTTGGCCCTCGATCAGATCAGCTAACCCAAGAGCAGAAGAATACCCTGTCGCTCCTCGACCAAGCTCACTGCCATAAAACCGAGTCATACTGTCCTTTATCATCTGCTCAGTACTGGTTGTGTCGTACCCTTGTTGTTTTGTGTCTGACGGCGGAGGCGGCGGAGAACCAGTCCCCTGCTCACTGGCTCCATCAGTGCCATCTCCGCCTGTGTCCTTCGTCTCTGTGTAGTCAGTCAGGTTTATGCCGTACTGTTCCATGAACGTCTTCGGTTCATTACCAGCGGCATTCGGAGCCAAGATTGCACTGAGAGCGTCAGGAGTAAAATCCTCAGGTTTAGCTCTGCTAGCGTCAGTTTGTTGAGCGTTGAAGGAAACGGGTTTGTAACCTCCTGAGGAGCCGACAGCTTCGATCTGTCTGATCAACTCTTCTTGTTCCTGTCTGCGCCTATCAGGTTCCGATTGCTTACGCATTATCTCGTCGTACTCATTCTGCATTAGCTGATCTGTACGCGCTGCCAGCTTAGGGTCTGTGCCCTGAGGAGCCACTGTCTCGCCGGTCATCTTGGAAAGCTCAGACGCATACATGCGATCAACGTCCGTAACTGGGAACGTCTTGATGTCAGGGTATCGGCTTGGATCTTGATCCACTACGTTCCTGAAACCACCAACGTTCTCGTCATACATCTCCTGCGTGTATGCAGGCTTTGGTGCTGGAGTCGGCATCCTACTGGCAGGGAATCCCTCTATAACCTTGCCTTGCATAGGCGTGTACTTGTCTGTGTCAGGAGCATCCCGACTACCAAATACCTGATCTAGCGCCGCATATGCAGCGTTGCCCGGACGCACGATATCTGTCAAGGGAGTGTTCTCCACGACGCTGCCAACTCCCTGCTTATTAGGAGGCATAACCGTAGAATTTGGCTGGTCAGTGACGCTATGCACCGAAGTCTCGTCAGCGTTGTTGTAGTAGTAGCCGCGCAGCCTTTCCATCACGTCTTCCCTAGTGACCCCTTGATCCGCTTGCTGTTGCAAGAATTTTATTCTTGGGTCATCAGCAGAGAATGGTACGACTCGACCAGCGGCCATCTGCACAGGAGCGCCCATAGCTGCCTGCATCTGGGGATCTGGAGGAGCAATAGCCGCTATACCCTGCTGAACAACTTGATCCTTGACCGTGCCTTGAGGAGCCTGCTGCTGCTGATCAGCGAAACGCTTACGCATATCTGTGCGTCTTTGTATCTCTGAGATAACAAGGAACTGAGGCACCTGACCAGTAGGAGCTTCAGCTTCCTGCTGTAGCCTCTGGTCTGGCAGCCCCTTAATCATGTCTTCAACATCAAGTATGTTCATAGCTTATTACTAACCCCGTGTGGCGTTATACAAACCTACGCCGCCAATACCCGCACCAAGCAGTCGCTCGGTCTCACTAGGGCCGCCAAAGGTTGTGGTGGTCGTTCCCGGCGTGACCGGCAGACCTTGAAGCATAGCGTTATAGAACGCCAACTGCTCTCGCGGGAATGCCTGCTGACGCAGGAAGTCTTGATATCCCATGTCGAGTCCACGCTGAGACATTGTACGCTCAATCTCACCGGCAGCTTGCAGGTTCCTGAGACGCTCGATCTCCATGCGCTGGGCATCTACGCCTAGCTGACCTAGCAGACGGGCTGAATCTAGCTGCTGCTGGCGGTCTGATCTGTCACTAGCAATGCTAGCTAGACCCAGTCGCGCTCGTTGCTCTTCAAGTTGAGCGTTCTGTTGGCGAGCAGTCATACGCGCAGTGTTCTCCGCCTGATTGACCCGCTCTTGGATCTCCTGTGCGGACAAGCCAAGTCGTGCAGCTTGCTGCCTAGCGGCCTCACCAGCCTGATAGACGGCACGTTCTTCTCGTTGTTGTTCAAGTCGCAATTGTTCGTTGGTCTTGAACTGAGTCTGCTCAAACTTCTCACGCGCCTGCATGAGTTGCTCGTTAGTCGCAAACTGCTGCTGCCTGAACTTCTCTTCTGCTTGCTTCGCAGCCTCTTCCTGTTGCTGTGCAGATAGTCCAAGCTTTGCAGCCTCTTGTTTCGCCTGCTCTCCTGCTTGGAACGCTGATTGATTCAGCTTCTCCATCAGGGCTTTGCCAGATTCAGACTGAGCAAACGCATCTTGCTTGAACTTCTCTTGGGCTTGCTTTGCCGCTTCTTCCTGTTGTGCCGCATTGAGGCCAAGCTTTGCCGCTTCCTGCCTAGCAGACTCGCCTGCATTGAAAGCATTCTGAGAAAACTGCTCACGCTGCTGTAGCGCCTGCTGCCGTTGACCAGCAGCTTCTAGCCCGAACTTACCTTCAGACAATCGTGCCGCTCTGTCCCTTTCAAACGCTTCTTGGGCCTGCTGGAACGCCGCCTGATCGCCTGTGGCTTGTATTTCATCAAGCTGCTTTCTGGTATCAGATCCAAGTTCTGCGGACAGTATGGCCTCCCTGTAGCCCCCTAGACCCCCTGACTGGGCAGCCTGCTGCTCTATCTGGGATTGGGATATATCGGCTTGCTTCTGGGCCTCCTGCTTACGCATATCCGTAACCAACTGGGTGTACGGATTCATGTACTTCTCTAGTGTGGCTGGGTCTGCAATGGTGCCTGCTTGGAATCCCGGCCCTTGATCTATCTCGCCTGTGTACTGCGACTCACGGGCACCCGCCTGATAACCGGGGTCAAAGCTACCAGCCATGTAATCGGATGATATCTCTCCGGCCTGATATCCTTGATCTCGACTGCCTGCTTCGTAGCCCGGATCGAACATCCCAGCTTGATAGCCCACATCCCGTTGTCCCGGCATGTAGTTCACACCACGCTGATCTGCCTGATACATATTCCTAATGTCCCCGGCTTGATAGCCAGAGTCGATATCGCCAGCACGATACTCTGAGTACTGCATCGGCGGCCTGTACCCCTGCATCACATCAGCGCCTGACATGAATGGGGTTGCCGTTCCTACCTGTGCTGCAATGTTGGAGGCATCAGTAAACTGCTGCGGCCCTCCTCTTCGAGCCATATCCTCGAAGCCTTGCATCCCAGCAACCTCTCGGTTAGTAAAATCGGCAAGTCGTTGACCGGGATACGCCTCGTATGGGCGGGTACTTTCAAAGACAGTACGCCCCATAAGCTCTTCAAAATAGGGACGTGCATACTCAGGGATGTTTGTCTGTGTGACCTTGCTCTCTTGAACGCCGCTACTGCCTTTACTCTTTCCCATCTTCTAGGCTCCTTTCATATACAACATAGGATCGGGAGAACTCGTCTTGCTCAAGCCACTTCCAGAATCCCATCCGCGCAGTGGCCTCTATGCCATTGCAGTTTTCATCTCGACCAAATTCTTTGAAACGATCCAGCATGTCCCAGACCCAACCGTTAAAATTGTCGCCCCCAAGGAACTGTACCGCTAGCATTTTTTTCTCTGGGTACTGATAAATCTCAGTAGTTCCTACGCCTTCGATGCGCTTCTCTTCATCGAATGCTACCCACAACTGCTGGCTACCGTTGAGTATCGCAGCATAAAGAAACTCTAGATTCCAACGCCCATGAGACCTATCAACCGCCCTTGCCAACTGAGGCTTCACCTCTACCCAAAGCGTGTTCAGGTAGTTAGGGGGGATCATTGTGATCGTATGGGTCACCTCTCTAGGCTCATCCCTACGCCTAACCTTAGGCTCTCTGGAGATGTCCTTGAACTGTGATGCGTCGAAGTCTAGTAGTTTATTCATGCTGGTAGTATACCCCCGGCTCTAGCTTGAATCGGTGCTGGCTGCCTTGTTGTGCCAGTCCTTTCCATGCGGACTCTATCCATCATGCCCTCAAGCTCTTGTGCTCCAGCAGAACTGTCGCCGTCACCCAGCCCAGATACAACATCACCGGGAACAATAAACTCGCCGGGAGACACCGCCACAGGCTGCTGATCACCAATCATTCCGGGGATCATGTCATCCATACCGCCGCCTTGACCCTGAATCAACCCTTCTTTCTGAGATCCGGGGACAACTCCCTCAAGAACCTCAGACCTCAGAGCTTGGAAGGCTTCAATACCAAACTCATCGATGAACCGCTTGATGACAAGGTCTGTCTCTTCTTCTGACAAACGACCCATCAGGGCCATTGCCGTCTGATCAACAAGCATCTTCTCCATTCCAGCGTTAGTCTCACCGCCTTCCTGCATACCGTATGTTTCTCCATACCTCATGCTAGCTATGTCGCTCTCGGTCATATCCTCAAAGGGATTCTCGTCTAGATAGTTCTGAGCCGCCTTGCGCTTTCGCTGTGAGACCGATTGCCTATTCACAATCTCTAATGCTTCAGCACGTTTCGATGGATCTGCTGCCGCTATAAACGGATTATCTGACATGCTTGATGCCATGAACGCAGCGGCATCAGCGGTATCAGTGCTTCCTGTGGTTGTCCCTGTTTGTGCTGGTTCAGGGTTACGGAAGTACATGATCTCTGGGTCTATGCCGGGACGATAACCCTCAAGATCTGCCGGACTAATAACTTCAGAACCGCGCAAACGATTTTGCGCCATGCCGGGGCCAGTTGTTCCCGGCCCCAAGCCAAAACCTCCAGACAAATTGTTTGCGGTCATCGGATTAAAGTCAGGGTTTGACGGGCCACCACCCATCATCATCTTAACTGGAGGCGCTTCACCTGCTAGGCCGTAAACGCCTGACACTGTATCCATGTAGTTCTGTGGATTGATGCTAGTAATGCCGCCCTCTGCCAGACCGCCAACACCACCTGTGATGCTGCCAAACGTGTTGTCTTGTATACCTCTTAGGTTACGCTGGTAGTCCTCTTCTTTCTCTTTTGAATACTGACCGAACTGACGATCCAATTCGTCAAGACGCTCCATCTCTGCGCGTTGGCCTTCGCCCACTGCGATTGGGATAGCGGCACTAGGCGACAATAAGCCCTTACCAAAGGCGGTCACGCCCTCCATACTGCCCAGTGCCTTAATACCAGAATCGCCAGCTATGCCTGCACGTTGTGTATCAAGAGCAGTTTGAAAGCCTGACTGGGCTGTCTGTGCAGTATCTAACGCTGTCTGCGCTGCTTCGATCCCGGTTCCTGCTTGTGTTGCTTCGGCTAAACCCTTGCTTGCATCCGCTACACCCTGAGTTGACTCAGCCAAAGCATCCTTTGTGCCTTGTAATGTTGCCCCACCCACTGCATCTGTTGCTGCCCCAATCGCTTTATCTACACCAAACGTAGTGGCGGCAGAAGTAAGCGCCTTCATCGGGTCAAAATCATCACCACTTAAACCAGCACGTATGCCCTCTGTTGCTATACCTTTTGCCGCTAACGTACCTAGCTTGCCTGCTAACGTGCCAGCAAATGTTCCACCAAACAGCCCACCTATCCCACTAGCCAATGCCCCACCGAGTGCGCTGCCCCCGATGCCGCTAGCAAGTGCAGCCAAGATAGGAAGGAACGCTTCAGGCTGACCTGTCGCCGGGTTAGTCGTTAGCTCCCCTGTGGGCGACAGTGATGCGAGACCTTCGACTTCAATCGGGTTCATGTGAACCAGCATTGAATCTCCGTATCGTCCCTGTCGGGCCATCTCTTCAGCCATTGGCTGCATTGGGAAAGGGGCTTGTTGCATATTCATTAGGTGGTCTCCACGCCGAATAGGTTGAAGCTTATATCTCCAGAACTAGCGTAGACCTTCACGACATCTGTTTGTGACAGGCATATGCCAATCACTACAGTCCTCGCGGTACTACCAGCTATTGCTTCGTTGAAAAAAATGAATTGTTTGTCATCTGCACCAGCACCAGCAACGTGAATGCTGACCCTGAACGAGCCAACTAATGCGTTCTGATTACAGATAACGAGGGAACTTACTGTAGTCTGGGTAAGATTGGGCACCGTGTACAACGTCGTAGTGGTTGTCGCGCTAGGATTTACCTGTCCCAAAACCTTGATTACGTCTGTCACGAGGCACCCATTAGAAGGAATTGATGCCTACGTAACGCTAGCGAACTCTGCTTGTCACCCTGCGTCTTTGCGATATTGATATCGTTCTCGACTCTGTTCAGTGCAATCTCAAGAGTGCGGCGTGTGTAAGCCTCATTCTCTTGCTGATACTCTAACTCTGGGATGGGCAGGGGTTGCTCAAGTATGCTCATTAGCGTCTACCGTCCTGTCTCATATCAAATCTCAAATCGCCAAGCCTCCAGCCATAACCCAAGCCATTGCTTTCTACGCGAAGCTTTGTATGTCTAGCTCTGGCTCGAACATGAGACTGCTTTGTCGTGTTGTTGATTGTTGACGTGGTCAAAGTGCTTGCCTCTTCCAAAGGAAAGTCGCTGCCCTTGAGGGTTAGATCTATCGAAGCATCGACCTCCAGACCTGTAAATGAGAAGTCAGGGATGATCCGCTTGATAAACATGAAGCTATCGCCATCTCCAATCTCAAGATCGCCAGACTCAACAAACGCAGTCATGGCTGATCCGTCATCGTCAAACCCAACCTCATGCTCGTACAGGATATTCGACTTGTCATTGGTATCAATTGCGCTTGTGGCTAACGGTCTGTTCTCAATTGAACGACCACCCCATGTACCCCTAGCAAGCGTTCCGACTGCCCACAGGTTCTCTGCATAATTGTACGAGACGTAGTTCGTTATGTCTGTGTTGCCCTCTCCGACTGGATAGAACCAGATCACCTCAGAGTATTCATTGTTCTCGGCAGCAAAGACCTTGAATCGTTGAGATATGTTTAGGTTATCGAATACATGCTCTAACACAGAACACGGCAACGGTTGAACAGACCCGTTGTAAAGATAGAAACCACCTTGATCCATGAAGTAAACAGATCCTCTAGCGTTCACAGCCGCATTGGGGGATATCATTGATATATCTGTACTTACAGTAGAAAACTGGAACGTAAAAGGTGCCCCAACAAATCTCATAGAGTGAAGGCTTACGTCAGTCCAGATAAGTATTTCCTGCCTAGCCTGCACCGCACCAATAATCTCAGACCCTGAGTTGATACGGACACCGCCAGCGGTGTTGGTCGCAGTAGGAGTCCAGTCTGCCGCGTTTTGCTGGTCAGAAAATCTAACAAACAGCGGGTCAATTGCTGAACTTCCGATTGGATTAGAACCAAAAGCAATAACGTGTTGATCAACATCTGAGACCATAACCTGTAAAGCAACAGTCGGTACGTTAGACGCTCCTCCTAGAGCCGTTGCATTAACCGCTCTGGTGCCTACACCAACAGACTCGTCCCAGTAGAAGATGCCACCGCCACGAGCGTTGAAGATAAGATCTTCGCCAAAGTTGTCCTGACTCCACAGACGCAGTTGACCGGCGGCAGATATAGAGCTTGCACTGCCAAACGTACCTGCACCCCAAGCGCCTGCACCCCAGCCCGTACCAAGAATGAAGGCGTTCAACCCAGAGTTGATTTGATATGCGGCTACAGTAGAGCTACCGCCATTGCCGGTGTCGCTAGAATTTGCCGATACAGAAGCGCCTGTAGTGTCTATCGCCTCTATCGTGAACGTGTCAGTCGTAGGCACTGACGTAATCTGATACTCCTGATTCAAGACTGCGGCTGTGATGTTACCGCCAAGAGTCGCTGCATCGGAAAACGTGACGAAGTCGTTCAAGGCAGCACCGTGACCTGCCTCTGTCACTGTGATCGTTGATGATCCATCTGTTGCTGCAAACGTTGGATCACCAGCGCCAGTGGTTAATCTTATCGGAGTTACATCATTGAAGGTGGCACCTTCATTCACATAGAACTTTAGGTTTGTTCCGATACCAAGATACCTTGTGCCCTCTAGAGATGACCAAGAATGCAGCGATCTTGCTATGCCGTAGAACGTATCTGCTACAGACTTGACCCACCCGCCAATCTTTTCAACGCGACCTTTACGGAACCGTATCTTGTCGGAGTCAAACCATCCAGCGTCTGCCGTGTACTCAGTACCCTCTTTGTTTACGCCGGGGCTGAACTGAATCTTGGCGAGAGGCATTACGTAAAAAACCCCCCAAGACCTTGAAGTGTAGCTTGTTGAGGAATACGGCTAATCGCAGGACGCGGACTGTACCCGCCCATGTTCTGAGTCTGATACGGCAGCGGCATGGGCTGTGCCTGAAACATACCTGATCCACGGTTGCCTAGCGGGTTTT